AGTTCTATTTCCTAACGTGGACCACCGATATCGAACTGCAAACGGATCTTCTCTATCGTAGTTCTCTTCGCGCTCGATCTCATTGACTGGTATTGGAAACGCATGAACTACGCCTTGTGTGGGAGAAACATCGTTATATAAAAAGAAATCACCATACTTGACGAGGTTTCTTGCCCACGACCTAAGGTTAAATTCTACGTTAAGGATGTTGTAGAACAAATCTTCAAGTATGTCTCTTGTCTTTTCATCATCTGAATAAATGTGAAGAATTCGACCTTTATCATCCTGAGCAACAGTTTCATCAGCATAAATGTCCATTGCAGCTGCAATTTCGGCAGTGTTATGGGATATCACTGAATCTGTTGCAAAATTTTTATAACCGTCAACTGTCAGGTCGTACAAGGGAATGATTTCACCCGGCTCTATGGAAACAACCTTCATGTTTTCATAAGAACTTGAAAAATCAGTATAGTTTTTGTATCCAGCTTGCTTTATTCTCTTGTCTAAGATCGTCGCTGTGGTAGAAACTTCTTCTGCTAACTTCGCCTTTGACATGCCTTTAGAGAATTTTGAGCATATCAAATCAAAAGTTACCCCGTGCTCATAACGAGGATTTTTTTCACCTCTGTTATCCCAAGCATGGTTTCTCCAATCTGGATTATAGGCCTTTGCAAACGTCTCAAAGTTTTGATAACCATGCCTGCGCAATCTTCTTTTAATTACGTTAGGATCTGTACCAAAAACTTCACACACCCTGTAAAGATTAAAGTCGACACTTTCACTTATTTCAAGTATCCTACCGAAAGTTATGTCTCTTCTTTCAGCAGGATTGTTCTCAGTCATAAACCTTGAATGATTGACCTTAAACTGCTCAATCCACCCTGAATTTTGCTCTGACCATTTCACTCCGTTGATAATCTTTGAGTGAAGATTTCGATGCTCTAGATCAGTCATAACCCGAAGGTTCTCTAATCGATTATCATTTTTTTTGAAGTTGACGTGGTGCACTACTTCATTTTCTTCAAGCGAGGATCCTTTTAGCATTTCACCGAGTATTCGGTGTTCTGCAACCCATCCGTTCATCTTGGATCTACGGTCCATTGAATAGATCCAACGATATCCTTCACCTTCTTCTTTACACCCATTGAACAAGTCCCTTCTGTAAAAGGGCATCATTGCGTCGCCGGGTTTGAGGTTTTCAATCATGCAATAAATGCCGTCTCGTTTCATGAGACGATGATTCGAAGATCCGGTGATTTTTTGACCGTTATCAAAAGTAACAACGTATGATTGATCAACCGTCGTTTGCCTAGCCTGCTTTGCCAGTGCTGGAACTATTCTTCCTAAATTATGATCATAAGAATAGACCACAAATTTATAGTCAGGGTTCTTAGAACATTCTTCTGAAAGTTCTTTAATCGTTCTATAGCCTCCAGGAACGGCTATTAACGTATCTCCGTGTAGGCAGTATTCCATTTCCTGGAAATCTTGATACCTCATCAAACGTTCTGAGAGGTTGTAAGAGTTTGCAGTTATTACAGAATATGACGGCGACGTAGAGCGCTGAAATAGCAATGCACCAGAAGATTTCACCTTGTCAGCGATTGCTATTGTAGTATCAACTCTTTTTATCTTACGCTTCACCACAGGGCCGCTTTTAAACAGCCTTGTTAAACGTTGAAACAAGTTTTTATTATCGTTCTTTGCCACAGGACGCTTTCAGGATTAAACAGATAATATAACGTTAAGAAGACAATTGATTAAGCTCTGCCAATTTCTTCTTCATCTTCTTCAGAATCTACGTCCATATCCATGTCCATTTCATCCTCATCAGAAGATTCAAACTCTTCAGATTCTTCATCTTCTGCACGAGAGACGTAGTTCAACGGCTCACGAAGCATGTTTTCAAGCATGCTTTGAACTTGTTGAAGATGAGGAGACAGTGCATTTAATGCAGCAGGAGGAGCTTCCTTTTCAAATGCGTTGATTTCCTCGTATAGATCGACGACAAGAACGTATAGGCTCTTTGCCTCGGCCGTGTTGAGAGACTCGTAGATGACTTGCGCATTCTTGTTGATGCTTTCCTGCAACTTCTTAAGATCGATTTTCATGTCCTTTTACCTCTGCGTATATCTATACACTCACTTGTACAACCAAGACATATCATCCATACCGTGATTAAATTTAGGATCAAGGTGTTTGACCTGTGAAGGTTCTCTTAATTTATAAACGTTCGTTTGATTGATTTGATTCGACCCCTTAGAATTCGCTCCTAACGTATATGTAGGATTGTTTGGAATAGCTCTAGCGTCGATGCTTGACACTCCGGTCGCTTTTAACATCGCCATCGCCATGGCATATCCAGAATCATTGTTTCCTTGAGCACCTTCCGTCAACCAGCTTCCTATTGCAAGACTCATTATCAAATCGTCATGGCTATCCTTAGAAGCCATCGGCTTGTTACCATTCCATATAAAGGCCTGTAGTTGATCATATAGCCTTTGAGAATAACTTTTTAAAGTCTTATTACGGATCAATTCCTCTAATTTCGTAAGAATTTGTACTCTTGTTTTCTGGTTGGTAGGAAACCCAGGCAATTCATCTTGATTCAGCGGCGTGTAGTTCATTATGTCACCGCGATTGTTGTAATAGTACATCCTCGGATACCCGGTATCTCGAAGCTTAACGTTCACGAAATACCCAAACGTATTGTTCTCAGGACAGATCAATGCACCGTTGTATTTCTTGCCCCATTCTGCAAGTAGATCTGCAAACTTTTCTGGAGGTATCTTACCCATGTACTCAGCAACGACTTCTGACGTTTTGTAATCTAAAACATGAAAAGTAGAATAATCTGAAGCATCGCCTCGGGCGACGTCTGCTGACAAAACGTAGGTTTTTGCTGGATCTGGCTGCTCCCAAATCCAAACATTTCTATCAAATCCAGACTTTTCAAGAGGGGGTCTTATCATAGACCTTAAATCCTCTAGGTCTTCTGATTGCAAAAATGTGTCACCCGACGTGATGAAGTCACAAAGGTACTCTTGACTTACTTTTCTCTTTGGAAGATTACGAGTCTCTTTTACGAACCACGCCTCATCATGTTCAGGATGAACGGTCCACGGCAGTCTTATCGGATTGAACTCATTCGTTCCAGCTTCCGCCTCAACCCATAATCTGTAGTACAATCCACCGACACCATTTGGAGATGAAATAAGTATTGCATTACCACCTGTCGTCAGCGTGGGATACAAGCCTGTCCAGATCGTATCAAAGTCTCTAATGAATGCACACTCATCGACGATGAGAAGCGATAGAGACTCAGAACGACCTGCATCTTCTGACGTAGGAACTGCTTTTATTTGAGAACCATTGCTGAATGATATCTGCTGTTTGGACGGTTCAAAACGAGGCATCAACAACCACTTTGGAAGAGATTGAAGCATGACGTGAACCTTCTTAATGAAGTTCTGCGCAGTGGCCAGTTTTGTTGCGATGATAAGGATGTTCTTGTCCTTGTAGAAGATCGCAAGCCATGTCGCATACGCAGCAGATATTGTAGACAGGCCTAATTGACGAGACTTTAGGACTATGTTAAAGCGTTGCTCTTGAAATGCTTTTACACAATCGTTCTGAAAGTCATACGTATTAAAAGGAATCGTGCCTTTCAGCGGATGCTGGATCTTAGCATAGTTCTTAATGAAATAGATTGGGTCTTTACCGCAAGCGACAATCTCATTGACCTGCTGCTGTTTCGTTAATGGTTTTTCTTGCATTCAATCAACCTACCTCAAAGACAACTTGCTTTCTATAGATTGCAGTTCTCTTGGGGTTATGAACTCCAAAACCAACAATTTCCACTGAATCTGATGATGATACTTCTTTCAGCTTTAGAGCCTTGGAGGTCTTTTCTTTGTAAGAGTTCTTGACTGCATCAAGCACAGCTTTAATGTTATGAGAAGAAGCTTCAACCTCGCGTAACTTGACCTGTAACATCTGTCTTTCAGAGGCAAAGTTAACGATTGTTTGATATGAGACAGACAACATGTCAGGTCCGATCATTCTCATCTTCACGGAAAATGAATTGACGATCGGCGCGGCTGATCTTCCCCAGGAAGTATCGATGGCTTGGCCTAAAGCATTATAATCTAATTCTGGCATGATAGACAGTAATCCTCAGTAACTAAATATTGAGATGGTCTAAAACAACATATTGACGGTCATCTTTTTTCCACCCTTTAACTTTTCGTTGACTTGTTCCTTCGTTGGGCGCCATCCTTCTTTCCATGCAGGTTGATTTGGACGGGCCCAAAAAGTCTCACAATGTTCGCAACATTTAAATTGGTGGTACGACTTTTCATCTGCGGCTGTGCGTAACAGGTATTCACATACTGGACAAGCCAGCGGGATCGTTTCTTTTTCTTGCTCTGGTTTGATGACAAAGAAGCCATCACAATCTTTTATCAACCTATTGTTTAGGTAAGGACGCCACATCATACGTACACCATCTTAGAATCCTTCTCGTTCTTAGTGATTTCTAGAATTTGGTCTGCAACGTCTTTGATTCCGTCGACATGAGTTATGACCAGTATGATCCTAAAAAATTTCTTTAAGCTTATCAATAGACGATTGCAAGCCTCGACTCCAGCATCATCCAACGTTCCGAATCCTTCATCTATGATGAACATATCAGGCTTTGACAATGAAGATATGTTGATCAATGCGACCCTTAGCGCAATTGATGCAATGGTCTTCTCCATTCCTGAACACAACTCGATGATTCGTCTCGAATCTCCATAGTTGATGTAGATCTCTGATGCATCTGACTCATCATCATTCTCGAGCTCAACAGAAAAATCGACGATACCATGTAGAATCTTTGCTATCTCTGCATTGATCAATGGCAATTGTGACCTTGTGATGATCAGCGGGATTCCTTTCTTCGAAAAAGCATTGCTGATTATCTCATAGATTTTCATCTCTTTTAAAAGCTTGTCTCGAGATGCTCTTTCAGAATCTAACTTCTCAATCTCTGACAACAGACGTCCTCGTTGCGTGGCCAGCGTGATCTTTGCCTCATCCCATTCCTTGGTTGATCTAGACAATGATTCTATTTTTGACCTAAGAGAAACAACCTCTGAATTTTCGTCATTTTTTAAAGCA